GTGTAGACCACCTGAAAGCAATAAGGAAAAATTGCATAGGTTGATGGAATTTAACAAGATGGTCATGAGAGAACTATTAGCACCTATATCAAGGGTTGAAGATACAACTTTTGAAACGTGGGCCATGAATACCTCGTATAGTGGATCTAGACGAAAGGAATTGGAATTGATCAATGCTGAGATCAAAGACATCTACAGAATGGGCTACCGTAAGGTAAATGGTTTCGTGAAAGATGAAGATTATGATGACCCTAAGCTGCCGAGGGGAATATATTCCAGACATGATGCAATTAAGTGCATAATTGGCCCTTACGTAAAACTCATTGAGAATGCCGTTTACAAGCTCCCTAACTTCATAAAACATGTTCCCGTAGCCTCAAGACCAAAGTACATTTATGACATGTTGTACAAGAAGAACAGAAAATATCTAGAGAGTGATTATATATCTTTTGAATCATTATTCGAAGTTGATCAAATGGAAGCATTAGAGCTGCCCCTTTACGATTATCTCCTTTCGCAATTGCCCAGGGGTCCTGAAATCGCGCAATTTATGAGAGAGGTGTTTACAGGTGCTAATGTTGTGGAATTTGACAATTTAAGACTCTATTTGGAAGCAAATAGAATGAGTGGGGAAATGACCACCAGTATAGCCAATGGTTGGTCCAATATGATATTGATGTTGTTCATATTGAATGAAAATGGAGTGGACTGGAGAGATGTTGATCAGGTTGACGAGGGAGACGATGGATTAACAGCTATTGATGATTATGTTCCTACCGTTGAAGATTTTGCAGAATTGGGCTTCAATATCAAGTTGACTTTGCATGATAATTTAAACGAAGCAAGTTTTTGCGGCATGATATACGACATAGATGAAGAAATTGTGATTAGGAATCCTTTCAATCTCCTAGCTGGGGCCTTCTGGACCAGTAGGAAATATGTATCCGCAAAGGATTCTGTCTTGAAATCTCTATTCAGATGTAAAGCCCTAAGTATGTTGTACAGCTATCCTGGCTGCCCGATAATATATTCTGTAGCAAAGTGGATGACAAGAGTATCTGAAAGTTTTGGTTCACCCCTTGTTGATGCCATGGGTTCTAGGTACATGCAAGAACTGTTCCTTCTCAATGAGGACTATTATAGCAAGAATAAGGAGAAGTTTCACAAGGATGTGGGCCCAGCCACTAGGATTCTCATGGAAAAGATGTATGGAGTGACAATTGAGCACCAAAAACAAATAGAGGCATATTTTGACTCTAAGACTGACTATGACTCCATTGACTGTCCGATACTTGAAAGTTACATGCCTGAGAAATTCAGGAGATTTTATGATGCTTATACTGAAGAGTGTGACGTTTGTGATACGGATGAGATAAAATATACAGTGAAAAATTTTCCTTATCAGGAAAGGTTCAATATATGGGATGAGGAAGAAGAAACTTGGTTCAATCCACATCAGCTGTCTAAAGACCCAGAAATGCGTGGGTGGTACAAGCAATGTATGGCAATAGAGACGGATAAGAAGAGGGACATTGTCTTAAAAGATGAGACACCTCCGGACATATCTTTCGAAGATGATTCCAGCTATGATGATGTTCGTGAGACGCAGGACGGATTTGGTGATGAATGGGATTCACCTTATGTTAACAACCGGAGAGATCTAGAGGAAAACATTGAAAT